GTTCATTGTGGGCACTAAAACTCTTGGAAGTCGATCGTAAACAACTGCTTGACGTGTTCAGACATCATGACACTTGTAATTCCGTGCTCCTTGATATGTCGCCGGAGCGCTTTCTCGAATTGGATCTCATCCTCCGAATTAAGTCCATAGTGGGACTCGAATGCAGCCCAAGTGCATTCGTCGGCCTGAGCCTCCTCACCCTTCATCCTGTGAACGTTCTCACTGGAGTGCAATGGATTGAGGTGCTCTAGATGTCCCAGCATAACCTTGATGTATACTCTCAAAAATGGGACGTGAGTTGAAGTTGGCAGGTAGGAGATGAGTGAACCAGCAAAGTAGCGTAAATACTCCTCTGGTTTCCTACCGGCCTTGTACACCTGCCAGCCGATCTTGGAAAGGACCCTTCCGGGTTTCTTTCCTATCCTATGTCCTCGACAAGTTGGATAGAACCTGGAAGATAAGAACTCGGCCGACATGACCTCAGTACTAGCCCCTACTTTGAGCTTATAACCGAGGTCCTTCGCTGCGGATTCCATAGCCTTCTTAAAACTCACAACTGAGCCGAACCTTTCGAGTACGGCATCCAGTGAGAGCAAAGAGAAGTTATCGTCACCAAGCGCTGCAATACGACAGTCATTCCCGAGTCCGTTCCTCGAGAAAAAGGAGAAAACAAATTCTCCTGTGTTCTTAGTATTGCCAGATGATGTGTTAGAGTCACCTGATTTACGCGTACCGGGGACACAGTATCGCATAGACTTGGCATGCACAGTGGATGTGTGCATGGCGGCTCGAATTTCAGCGCCATTCCTGACAGCCTCGTCGAACCCCAAATCCTTGTAATGTTGAGTCTCTCGATCCATACACAGCACCCGCTGGGTGATGTCATATTTGGAAAAGTCAGACCACACATACAAAATGCGTCCCTCAATACTGTTCAGTGCGTTTTCAAACCAACGGTTGTAGTCGTCAGTGGTGTACCCTGAACAGTACCAGATAGTACTATCGATGTTCCACGCTCTCTTCATCGCTGTAGAGTAGTTTAGGAACCACGGTCCGGCCTCCGCCTTCGCGCACCAGGAAAGTGCTTGAATTAGACGTGGCCGAAACGCCTCGAAGTCATTTTCGGTCAACATCATCATCTTCTCAGGCTTCACGAAAGCTGAGTAATAAAGATCCGACCGAGAGAATTGGCCATCTGCCTTCAACTTGGCTCTACGTATGTTGGCCTGCTT